CTCGATGATCGAGGTCTGCCGGTTGAACCGGATCGAGCCCTGTCGGATGCACATTACATCTGCGAGGGAGGTGGCTGCCGGATCAACGATGATGATCGAGTCCGCATGATCGACAATGGCATGTGGGTTCCGGCTGGTCAGCGAGTCAATAAACGCGGCCAGTTGCTGGGCGAACCGGAACGATCACCACGCGTCACCGGGTACAACGCCACGTCGATGATCGGCAAGCATGTTACGTTCGGGAAGATCGCCGCCGAATACTGCCGCAGTCACGGAGACCCGAAGAAAGAGCAGAACTTCGTCAACAACTGGCTTGGTGAGAAGTACGTTGCGCGAGCCAAAGCCATCCGCTGGAAGGATCTGCACCCGAAGCTGATCGGCGGGCATCCACGTGGATCGGTGCCGCCGTCTGCCTACTTCCTGACGGCTGGCATCGACAAGCAGAAAGACCGGGCCTACTGGTCAGTGCGAGCGTGGGGCAGTGGCAAAACCTCGTGGCTGGTTGATTGGGGAGTGATCAGCCAGTCCATGGACGAAAACGGAGCGGCCCGGCAGGCATCAGACCTGCAACGCGTCTGGTCGGAGGTGATCCTGCGTGATTACCCGGTCGTTGGTGGTGCAAACGTGATGGGCTGGCCGACGCTGCGAGTCGTCAAAGCCGGCTGTGACACGCAATATCGTCCACTGCTGGTCTGGAACTGGGTCCGGCAACTGCCAGGCGACATCGTGCGAGCCTTCGCCGGTGACCATGCGGTGCTCGGTCCGTATCGGCGGTCTGTTGTTGAGCAGAATTCCCGCACCGGCGAACCGTATCCCGACGGCGGCATGGTCGTGTGGCGAGTCAACACGGCGGAGTACAAGTCAGACATTCGCGACCGATGGAAATCCAGTCAGAGCGAGCCCGGTTTCTGGTGGACATCACACACCAAGCTGGAAGAAATCGCCGACTACCTGCAGCACCTCACCAACGAAGTGGAAATCAGCAAGCCGACACCGAAAAACCCACAGGCCACCATCTGGCAGCCCAGCGACATGGGTATGCGCTGGGACTGGTGGGACACCGAGGTCTACTCCAGTGCCGCCGCCGACATGGTGACCGGTCACGAATGGGCCAACCTGCGAGCCCTCTGCGAACCCCTGCACACCGCTCCCGCACCGGAGCCAATCAGCTTCGAAAATCACACAGAATGGTCAGCACGATGAGTGACGTAACAGCCAGTGATCAGGTACTTCAGGAAATACGTAAAGCGATCAGCGGAGAGTGTTCCGTATCGCTGGTGGAACCGATGCGTAGTTGGTCCGACTGGGATGCAGGTGAAGTCGAGTTCCGGTTTGGTGATTGGGTGATCGCATTTTTTAAGGATGCTGACGACCTTGACTACACATCATATGTGATGACACCGGAAGGAATCACTATCGATTACGACGACTTGACTCCGGATCCATTGGACAGACTCAAAGACATTGAGTTACAGGCGATTGAAATACTGTTGATGGCTGCGAAGTAGAAAATGAACTCTGTCTTAATATCCCAACACACTGCAAAAGAAAGGCGGCATGGATGGCTGAAAAAATCACATCACTGCGGAAACTGAAAGAGGCACTCGGTGAAATGGGCGTGGAGGTGTCCGAGAGAAAACTCACGGCCGCGATGGATGACGGCTGCCCGGGAAAATCGGTGGAAACCGACGAATACGAACCCGCACGAGTCCGCGAATTCCTCGCAGAACGAGGGCTGATTGATATACCGGAAGACAACGACACGCCAGATCCGGCACCCGCCGAGGCAGAGACCGAGTCATCACTCGACGAAAAACGTGCTCCCGTCGGTGCGGTGTTCTGTCCACCCTGTTTCGATCGCGGTGACGAAGTGCGCCTGCACTGCAACCGGAGCACGGGAATTTTCCAGCTCTACAAACCCTGTCCAAAGTGTGGATTCAAACATCCCGCCCGGGTGAAGCCGAAAGTCAAGGATCTGGTGGCCCAGGCACGCCACCAGCAGGCCCGCAGCGAACCCGCGGTTCAGCGTCCGTAAGCGTGTTGCGCATTTGACCGATTTATTCTCAGGAGAAAGAACGATGACGGATCCACCGCAGACGGAAAATGAAGAGAACCTAACGAGAAAAGAATTCGTCGAACGGATCAGCCCTATTGAAGAAGCGCTGGGCACATACCTTAATATGGTGCTGAATTATCGGAAACAAATAGCGGCGCTCGAACAAAAAACCGCAGAACTCACCGCAACGGTGGATTCTCTTACAGCATTTGTGAGTAATAACTCGCGGGCGAACAGAGAACTAACGGAAATCGTCAGTGTGCTGCATGATGGGCATCACCACCACGATAAGGCGATCATCAAACTGCAGCAGCAGCGCCGCAAAAGACAACCCCGCCTGAAAAAGCCCGCAACAAAACCGCCAGAAGAACAGACGCCCAGGCAGATGTTTGGATCAAAGGTGCACAAGGCGTGACTGCCGTGCGAACCTACCTGCTGCCGTTTCCACCGTCGGTCAACCATTACTGGAAGAACGCGCGGCGGTACAACGGACGCGGCACCGCTTACAACGGCAAGGTGCTGACCGACAACGCCAAAGCCTTTCGAGCCAACGCCATCGAAGCGGTGCTCAAAGCCCACGGCCACCGCTATCCGACACCCATCACCGGGCGGCTGGATGTCACGCTCACTCTGTACTGGCCGGATCTCAAAGCCTACGACGTGGACAACTACTCCAAAGGCGTGCTCGACGCGCTGACGCATGCAAGGGTCTGGCATGATGACGTGCAGGTCCGCAATCAGCATCAGCTCGATGGTGAGGTCGTCAACGGCGGAGCGGTGCTGGTGGAAATCCGCGAATGTCTGCACGATCCCGTTCCGTTTCCGGAATGACAATTTCGGAGTGAGGTCCAACCGTTGGACTTCAACTTCTCGACAATTCGGAATTCCGGTCAACGATGCCAGGCATGTCGTTGACCGATCAGCAGGAACTGGACGCTGTCGAAGCCACCATCGTGGCGCTGGTGGATGGTACGCAGCCAGAACAGTTCACGATTGGAGAAGAAACCACACAGCTGGTTCGCTTCATCGACCTGCATACACGCCGGGAAACGCTGCTGGCTCGTGGTGCCACGTCGACCGTTGTGACCGACGCCGAGCTGATTGCGAAGCTCGATACACGCATCAGTGAACTGACCAGCGGAGACGATGCTGTCAGCGTCACGATCGGCGAAGAAACAGTTCGTGGCCCCTCGCTGAAAGTGCTGCAACAGGCACAAAAGACCATCGAAAACCGAGTGCCTGCCGAGACTGCTGCCGCCGGCAACGCGTTTTCCTACTACGAACGCCCCGCTTATACCGACGACTACGGCTCGTCGAGCTTTCCCGTGGTCGAATTTGATTACACGGGGCTGTGAGCATGGGTATCGCACTCCCCAATCTGCTGTCGAACATGCTCCGGGCGATCACGTCTCCGATCACGTCACTGGAAGCGTATCGCGGCGCTCACCTGACCAAGAAAAACGCATCGTGGATCCCCGACCACGTCAGCGGTGATGCGGCCATCGACAACTCGTTCGACATGCTGCTGCGTCGCATCCGTGAAATGGGTCGCGATGATCCAGTGATTCAGGCCAGTAAGCGAGCCGTCGTCAAACACGTGATTGGCTCGGGAATTCTGGCCTTCGCCGATGCTCTGCTGCCGGATTCGAATCAGGAGTACGACGACGACTTCAACGATCCGTCCGACGCCTGGTTCGAACGCTGGTCGGACGAGCGGGAGTGTGACATTGAAGGCCGGTTTTCCTTCGAGGAAATGCAGGTCCATCAGTGGAACGAAATGATGGAGTCCGGTGAATCACTCTGGCTGCATGTCGATGACGACACGCCAGGCCGCTCGGTGCGACTGGCGTATCAACTGCTCGAAGCTGAACAGCTCGACGAATCACGAGACTGGGAAGCCGGTGGCGAAACAGAATTCGAATGCCGCCGCGGCATCGAATACGACCATCTCGGCCGTCCTCAGTTCTACTGGATTTTCGACGCGCATCCGTACGGGTTGCGGCTGGCTCATTCCATCGAATCACGTTCTCGCCGGATTCCAGCCAGCCGGGTCATTCACACGTATCTGCCGAATCGAACGTCAGAACATCGCGGCGTGACATGGTTCACCAACCTGCAATCAGCCAAAGATCTCGACTGGTATCTGGGCAATGAACTCACCAGCAAGGCGATCGGCTCGTTGTTCGGGGTGTACTTCAAACGCGACCGGAACGCCGGCAGCGGCACGGGTCTGGGTGGCGACAGCTCCACCGGCAACACGCAGAAACTCGGTGCCGGCATCATCGGCGACCTTGGACCGAACGACGACATCAAAATCGTTGAAGCGAAACGCGGTTCTGCTGACGCCGATCCGTTTATTCAGTTGATGCTCCAACTGCAGGCCATGTCGATCGGCGTCAGTAAGCTCCGACTGACCGGCGACTACAGCCAGTCCAGCTACACATCAGCACGAGCGGCACACCTGGATGATGCCACGTTCTTTTTAATGCTGCAGAACTTCGCCCGGCACAATTTCGTGCGGCCCATTCGGCGATCTCACCAGCGGCAGGCAGTCGCTGCCGGACTGATCAAAAGCATGACCCCGCGGCAGTATCTGCAGGATCAGATGCGGCTGGAGAATTTCTTCATTCAGCCGCCCGGTCGGGAACAGATCGACCCGGAAAAAGAGACCAACGCAGCAGCCGCCCGTGTCCGCTTCGGGTTCAGCACCCACGCCGAAGAGTGCGGCAAACGTGGAAAACACTGGCGGAAAGTCGCGCGTCAGCGGGCTCGTGAAGAGAACTACTGGACAGACACCGTCGGACGGCTGCCGGATCTCGGCGAGTCCAAAGCCTATCTCGAAGAGTACAGCCAGCGAAGCGCCCGCGAAGAAGCGGCCACCGCCACACAGACAGCAGGGAGCCCCGCCTGATGCCTCAGAAGTCAGCCGCCAAGCGGCAGTATCCACTGATTCTCGACGCCGTCTGCAACACCGTCTGGGCGTGTCATGAAGACCATGTCCAGACGATTGCGGACATCATGAATGGTCGCGTAGCCGGCATCACGTTGTCTGAATCCGAAATTCGAGCCCGTATTGGCGGCGAGTACCAGTCGAACGGATCCATCGGCCTGCTGGGCATCGAGGATGTTGAGAAGTCAGACCAGCCTGGCCCACGCATCATTGATGGCGTGGCCGTGCTGCCGGTGCATGGTGTGATGGCACCTCGCATGTCGGCGTTCATGCACGTCTCTGGTGGGACCAGTACACAGCAACTCATGCAATGGATCGAAGACGCCGCCACCAATCCGAAGGTGAAACACATCCTGCTGGACATTGATTCGCCCGGCGGCGATGCCCACGGAAATCAGGAAGTCGTTGACCTGATCAACGAAGTCAAACAGACGGTTCCGATTCACGGCCACGGCACCAATCTTGTCGCCAGTGCTGGTTTCTACATCTTCAAAGCCTGTACCACGACATCAGCCTCACCCTCGACCGAGCTGGGGTCTGTCGGCACGTACTTCGTCCACGGCGAAGCATCGAAAGCAAATGAAGCAGACGGCCTGACCTACACCGTGTTTCGTGGCGGTTCCTACAAGAACGCCGCCAACGAACACGAGCCGCTGAACGCCAAAGGTCGCGAATACATCACCGAGCGAATCGATGGCATGTACCGGCAGTTTGTCGGCAGCGTGGCGAAGTGCTGCGGCATGAGCATGTCCGAAGTGGAACAGCAGTTCGGTGCTGGAAAGCTCTACCTGGCAGACGAAGCCCAACGCCGCGGCATGGTCGACCGAATCGCCACGCTCAAACAGGTCTTCAACGAATTGCGGCAGACGGGCAAAGCGGCGCCCGGTGCCCGTCAAACCATCTCAGCCGCTGTTGCCCCGCAGTTTTCAACCAAGGAAATGACCATGAATCCACTGATTCGAAACGCCGCCATTGCGGCTGGACTGGCACAGGAAGACGCGACTGATGAAGTGGTTCAGGCCGCCATCAATGGTTTCTTCCATGCCCGAGCAGAATCGCCGCCAGACGATGAGAAAAAACTCGCCACCATCCTGCTGAATCCAGAAAACCGGGTCAGCGGGAAAATCACAGACGCCACACCGCCGCTGGATGCCGCCAGAATCGGTCGTGACGCCATCTCTGCCGATGCCGCTCGTCGTCAGGACATTCTCGCCGCCGGAAAACTGATCGGCATTGATGACGAAATCATTGCCGAGTGCTGCGACGACCTGACCTGCACCGTCGAGCAGGCAGAGCGTCAGTTCAAGCGACTGGCCGTCGCCAGCAACCAGCCCGTCGGTGTGGGCATTCGCGTCAACAGATCAGCCGAAGACAAATTCGCGGCTGCGGTCGTTGATGGCCTGTTCGAAAACCATGCACGCGAACATTTCGACCGCTACGAAGCCCGCGACCTCGACAAATCCGCCATCGATGCCGGTAACCTGAGTGGTCTGGATATCGTCAGCCGTTGCCTGAACGCCACTGCAGATCGCTCGCAAACCTTCGGTCTCGATGCGGAAGAGCTGGCCGCCCTCGCGCTGCGTGGCGACGGTTCGGACTTCTATTGCCGCCTCGGTGGTCTGGACAACGAAGGGCGAATGGTATCCGCCACCACGATGAGTCCTTCATCGTTTCCGAACATCATGTCGAACCTCACAGGTCGAGTGATCAATGAAGCCATGAAGCAGGTCGAGTCGACCTATGCTGGATGGGCCAAGCGGCGGGAAGAGGATCTGAAAGACCATCAGCCCTCCGAAATCATCGACACCGGTCACCTGTCCGAGTTCGATCAGGTCAACGACGACCGTGACGGCGCAGAAGACACGATCGTCGAAGAGCCGAACTGGATTCAGGCCGCGGACTACGAGAAGCGTCTGAAGCTCACCCCGTACATGATCGTGAACGGTCAACTGCTCACGTTCATCAACTGGGTAGCTCTGGCCGCTGCGGCCCACGAACGGACGATCAACCGCGCGTGTGTGAATCAACTGGTCTATGGTCAGACCGGTGATGGAAAAACGCTGTTCCATACCGACCATCTGAACAAGGTCACGTCCGGTGGAGTGCCGTCGCAGACAGAATTCCAGAACTGCCGGGCCAAGCTGCGAGCCCAGAAGGATCCTGGCAATCAGACCACACTCGGCCTGCCTCTGACCAGCATTCTGGTTCCGTCGGCTCTCGAAACGGACGCCGAAAAATGGCTGAATCCCGATAACCGGGTGTCTCCGACATCGGACACAAACGGCAACACGTTCCGAGGAAAGCTCAGCTACGCGATCGAGCCAATGCTTGACGACCTGTCAGCCGTCAAGTGGTACGGGTTCACCTCGAAGATGCGAGCCGCCGCTGTCATGTACGCGTATCGCCGCGGCTACCGCAACATGAGGCGCCGGGCTTACGTCGATCCGAGCACACAGGCTCGAATTTTCGTGTTCGAAGGCTCGTTCGCCACAGCCGCCGTCAACTGGCGAGGAGCCGTCGAAGACGCTGGCCAGTAACCAACCACCCCGGCTCTTTCGCCTGAGAGCCGCCTCGCTGGGCCGGCGGTAAACCAGCCCTTTACCGCCGGCCTTTCTTACTACCAAACAACAGCCCCAACAGGAAACAGAATCATGTCCCGTCGAGCCAAACAATCCCACGTCGTCGATATCGACTTTCTGGGCGCGGTGATTCCGCCGCAACTCAACTACAGCGACCTCAACACAGCCAGCGGTGCCGCCGCTGGTGATCATTACCTGCTTTCGCTCGAAGCCACCAACGAAGCCCAGGTTGCAGAACTGAACTTCAACGACCTGCTCGGCCTGGATATCGACGACCTCCAGTACGTCGACTTCTGGGTGGAACTCTCAGCGAATCTGGCGGCCAACGCTCAACTGTCTGTTGGTGTCGGTTCCGCTCGAAACGCCGACGCCCGCAGTGTCGCACAGCGAGCGATCTTCACGGTTTCCGGCGGATCAACCGCGCTGCAGGTCGAAACCGACGACGGCACGACCGAAAACGAAGTGCTGTCATCCGTCAACCTGACAGCCGGTGTCGTCACTCGTCTGCGGCTCGACTTCAAGGAAGGGATTCAGCAGATCGTCGGAGCCACCAGCAAGGCTGGTAAAGGCTCGGTGAGGTTCTACGCGGACAACGCACAGGGCCAACTGACACGAATTCCGACGCCGGGCCGCCACATGGACATGAGTGCCTACGCGGGTGGTCTGCAGCCAATCGTGCAGCTGCGCAAGGCGTCTGGCACATCCGCCGAAACGCTGAAGGTGCATCGCATCCGGTTCGACTTCCTGAAGGTTGGTTAACCGCACTCCATCCCAGGGGACGGGAGTCAGAGCACGCCTCCGTTCTGGCTCCCGTCACTCCTGTCTTCTGTTCTGAAGTCTCTCTCTCTCTCAGTTCCGGCTCTGGTCGCTCCTATGGTCTCAGCAGCAAACATGGCGTTGAAATCCGCTGCACTGTTTGCGGCCGGGCCGAGTGTTACCACGGCTGTCTACTACCCCACGCACGACACGGCGGTTGAATCGGCCATCACCTACGCCACCGTGCGGCTGCAACGGCCGACATCGGCCAATAACAACGACGGAACCGGTCAGCGGGAAAGCAGTGCCGCCACGCTGATCCTGCCGCCACCGGAAGATGACGAAACCGCCATTGATGTCCGCCGCGGGCAGTTTGTCGTCGACGGCATCCGCTATCAGATCAAAGGGCTGGTGCAGGATTCGCCGCTGTGCCGCAAATATCGAGTCTCGCACATTGACGCCACAACGGTCGTGACGCTCAAAGACAAACTGCGGTCTGAACAGGCAGGAGGTTCACGATGACACTCCTGACCGCCGTCGGACCACTCGCCAAATCCATCAAGGGCACCGCCGAACTGATTGCCGGAACTGATCAGTTCCAGCTCGAAACCGGCAAGTCAGCCACGCTCTCACTCGAAGAAAACTGCTACTGGCCACACATCCCGCTGGTTGATCGCGGAGACGGTGAAGACCAGCAGTTCATCACCGCGCCGCTGTGCTGTGTGCATGTCGATCCGGGTCAGGCTTACAACCGACCGTATCCCGGCAGCACGAATCAACTCGTCACCGGCGAAGTCTTCGTGCAGCTGGCTCTGATCGCGGACACCGGCACCTACACGGACTCGCGAGACCAGTACACCGACCTGTTGAATCGAGCGGATCAGATCATTCTCGAAGCGCTGCGGATCGCGTCACAACGCACCGCCGAAACGCAGTGGCTGACAGTGCATTCGTTCTTCATCACTCAGCCGCCGGAAGAAAACGACATCTCGCAGGTGCAGTTTCAGGACGCGGATGGAGACCCGATCAAGGTTCACATTTTCCCGATGATCGCTGCCTGGAGTGCCAACTGATGACGCTCTCCATCACGGTCACCGCCAACACGCCGGAACCCGGCACGATGGGCCGCAAGGTCGATGGCTGGATCCGGGAAACCGCCAAAGCGGAAGCCGAATTCCACCAGTCACAGCACACGAAACTCCACTTCCGTCGCGGAGCTTCCACGCGGTACGGCTACAAACGCCGGTCATCGAAGTACGTCAAGGAAAAACGACGCATCACCGGGCAGGCTCAGCCGCTGGTGTTCAGCGGAGCCACCCGCGAATCGGTGCAGCAGAACTTCAAGGTGCAGGGCACCTCCACACGTGGAGCGAAACTGACGCGAGTCGCCGCGTTCAAAGGCGGTTCCGGACGTTATCGCCTGAAGGATGGCCTGACCACGCTGACGCGGCAGCAGGAAGTCGCGTTGCAGCTGGTCGAGGAAATCAGAGCCATCACGGTCGACGAAGTGAACGAAATCGGCAGTCACGGCGCGAGGGTCTACGACGACTTCGTTGAAGTCGGTCTCAGTGCGGGCCGTCGCCGCAAACTTGGATAAGGAACGGAATCATGGCACTCGAACTCTATACCGGCTTTCCGGCCGTCATTGATGGAACCAGCATCGGCCACAGCCAGAACGCGGAAGGCGATATCGGCCTGAAGCGCATGGACATCAAAGGCGAAGGCCGTCTGACGCCCATCAACTACAGCGAAGCCTTCATCGAGCCTGTCGGGTCGCTGGAAACAGCCGATCTGAAAAGCATTCTGGACAGCGGTGACATCGGCATCAATCTGCAGACCGGTCTCGTGTCGACCGGCAACAACATCATGCAGTTTCAGCAGGTCACCGACGACCAGGCTTTCCAGTCGGGCAGTAATCACTTCACGGTCAGCTCGACCAAAGCGTTCTGGGGCATCGAATCGATTTCGGTCGCTCAGGACGATGATGCCCCGGCGATGGCCAAACTGTTTGCCCACTTCATGAAGGGCAGCGGCGAACCGATGATCGCGGCATCCGGCCAGGCACTGACCGGCACCGTCGCTCTGTCGGACTGGTACACGCTCGGCCCGGTCTATGTGAACGGCACACTGATCGGCGGCGAAATGTCCGTCGAGATCGTCACGGGAGTCCAGTTCGGGCAGATGCGTTCCGGCGGCGAGAAACGAGCCACCAAAGGCCGCATCACCGCTCAGCAGGCAGAATGCCGGCTCGGTATCAAGAACCTGACCGAACTGGAGAACGCCGGGTTCGGCATCAGTGCCGCCGCTGGTGACGTGGATATCTACCTCCGCCACAACAACGACAGCGGCCGTACGGCGGATGCGTCGAGTGCTCACATTCTGATCACGTTCAGCGCCGCCAAGTGGGACATGAGAAAGCTCGGCTCGAAACAGCAGGGCGAAGTCGTCTTCACGCCGACGCTGCTGAATACCGGCACGGTTTCGGTGTCCGTTGCCTCACCCATTCCGCACGCGTAACCACTCACCGCCACCGGTAGGCCGCATGAAATGCGGCACAAGTAAGACTCAGGACATTGATCGCACAACGTCAGCCCCGCTCCGGCGGGAAACCAGCACACAGGAAACTCAATCATGCACATTCACGGCATCGGCTTTTCGCTCGCTTCCGGCCGTCGCAGTCACGGCGGTCAGCATCTGGAAGTTTCCGTCGACGATCAGGCTGCCGGTCGACTGGCCCTGTCTCCGGGCGAAGAGCATGAAATCACGATCAACGGCCGAGTGGCCACGCTGCTGGCCATCGCGTCCCGCAACGGAGTGCCCGACGCGGAAGCCTCGTTACTGATCAACAACGAACGAGTGGCGAATCTGAATCGAGGCCCGCTGGTGTGGTACGAGTTCGGGCATCTCGAGATCCCGGTGCTCGACGACGGTCAGCAGGTCGACGTGATCACGATCCGCAACGACAACGAACGCGAATCCTGTCAGATTGACTACGCCATCGGCTTCACCCCGGCAGAAGACACGCGACCGGTAGTCGCGGAAGCCGCCACCGAAGAACCGGTCACCCCGTCGGCCGCGTGACCTGCGGCAACCTGCCACCGATCAACGTGCCGACGCTCAACAATCAAACCATCAACATCCTGCCGCATTCCCTGCGGCCTACTGGTTGCCGATGCAATACCTGCTCTACACGCCACCGTCGATCGGAAACCCGATCACCACTCACCTGCCTGATCTGGTGCAGGCCAACGATGCTCCGGTCAGAAAAACGGAACCGCTGGAGATTGCTGGCCCGGACGGTCTGACTGGAGGATTGATCTGGTACTTCGATGACAGTGCCACCGATCCGCACCGGCTGTCTCAACTGCCGACGCTGGACTACCGCCCGGCCGAACAGGACTGGAAACAGATTGGCGGCACTCCGGTGTGGATCGGTACGCAGCACGATAAACCAGTCACACCGGCGGATCTGATTCGTGCCGGCGGTCAGGCGGATGGCCATCGCTTCGCCGGAAATCATGCACTGCTGCTGGATCAGAATCTCTGGCTCGTACCGAATCAGACACGGCTGCCGTGCCTGCTGGCTCTGAACGAAGCCGGCGACATCGTGACCGCTCCCGAGAAAGCTCATCGGCTGACCTACGACCGCATGCAGTGGGCGTTCGATCAATGTTCGGCACTGCTGCAAGGCCAATGGGAAGGCCCGGACGCGAAACCGGCAGCGACTGATCGAGATCTGCTTGAGTACGTCGGGCTGGTGCTGGGTCTGAACTATCGCCTGACGTGGCGGATCATTCTGACGCTGGAACTGGTCAAGGCAGAAACCGTCTGGGTCATCGTGCGGGCCTCCACCGATGCCGCCGCCATCAACCGGCTGCTGGATGAGCTTCAAAAAAAAACGGAAGCAACGACCCCCGCTGGCAGCGTTTCGGCTGCTGGCGATCCGGACTCCTGACCACCGATTTCAAACCTACCTGGCTCGACTGGCACCTGTTGTTTCACGGTTTCCACAAGTAGGCCGCCTGCAATGCGGCACCCACTCACGGCGATAAGACGGCGAATCCATGGCCACCACCAACATCACCACCGAATTCGCGACGATCGGAGCCGACAAGGTCGTCTCAGCGATGGCCGCCACCGATGCGGCACTGGTGAAGGCCACGGAATCCGCCCGACGACAGACCGACGTGCAGCAGAAACAGGCCGAGGGTCTCCGGAAACTCCGCGACGCCGAACGCGAAGAGCAGCAGCAGCAGAAACAGGCGGCGGGCATCATCGCCGGAACCATCACCGCCGAAGAGCGCTATCAGAAAGAGATCGCCGAACGGCAGTTACTGCTGAAAAAAGGACTGCTGACACAGGGCCAGTACAATCGCGCCGTGGGGGAATCACGAGCCCGCCTGGACGCCGCGACCGGTTCCAACAAATCAATGATCGGCAGCATCGCCCAGACGGCTGGTGCTGTGGCTGGTGTGACGGGTGCGGTGGGTGTTCTGATGCTGGCTGCCAGAGCACTTCGAGCCGAGTGGCAGAACCTGGTCGATCGACAGAAGAACGCCAAAGACCGTGCCATCGGTTTCGAGAACGCTCTGACGGAAACTCGATTCAACGTCGGCAAGTTCATGTCAGCGGAAGAACAGCGGGCAACAGCGCTGGAGCTGTCCACGAAATACGGCATCGCTCCGGAACGGGCAGCCATGCTGCTGGGCAAAACTGCCACATCAACCGGTATCCAGAACAAGGACGACCTGCAGACCGCGTTGAATGCTGCTGCTGGCGCCGCTGCCATTCGTCCGGATCTGGCGGACGAGGAACTGGCGGCTCTGGGGGCCGCGGCTGGCTCGCTGGGAAAAACGTTCAACATCACCCCGCAGCAGGCGATCGGATTTATCAACCAGGTCGGTCAGCAGTCGAACATCGGAGAACTTTCCAAGCAGGTCGACAACATCACACCAGCGGTAGCGGGCCTGATGGCCAACGGCTTCACGGAAGGCGAAGCCGGAGCCCTGCTGGCAACGATCACTCAGAAGGGCTTCGACACCGAGGGAGCGAAGTCGTTCACCGGTACGGTGGCGGTGGCGGACTCACTGCGTCAGGCCTTCGGTGATCGTGAAGAGTTTCAGCGGGAAGATGGTTCCTTCAACGCCATCGCGGCGATTGAGTACCTGCAGAATAATCAGGCCGACGCCAATACATTCATCCGAGGCGGCAAACTGGAATCCGGCAAGAAGATCAAAGCCGCGAAACTCGGTAAAGGGCAGTTGAGGCCGTTCTTCGAACAGTTGTTCGGCCTGCTGGAAGGGGATACCGACGACCGCTTCGCCGCGTCAGTCGACGTGATCGGCTCGTTCGAAGACGCGGGCCTGAACTATGACCAGCTGCTGGCGGATAACAAAGCCAATAATCGACTCTCCAATCTGGATCGCGGATTTGACGCCGCCATTCAGTCGATTCAGGCAACAGAGTCAACGGCGATTTCAGGAATACTGCGTGAACGGCTGCCGGAACTTGAGCAGTCTCTAGGTGGCACATCGATCGGCCAGAAGATCTCACAGATCAGCCGAGAGTTCAGTAGTAATGCGGGAACGGATTCTGCCGCGGCGACGCAGGCCGCGTTCGAGCAGTTGCTGGCAACGATGACGCAACTCGAATCCGCTGGCGGCGATCGCAATAACCAGTTAGCCGGTTTTCTCAGACCAGTCATCCAGCAGTTACAGGACGCGGTGCCGGCGTTGCGCACGCAACAAATCTCAGAAGGTTTAAGTTCGGCCACGGGCTCGCAACACAATAAAGACGCGCAGGCCATCGCGCAGGCAGGGTTCGACGAGTTTCTGCAGGGTGTTGTCGATCCGGAATACCGGGACTATTTGCGTGAACGTGTGGATCTCAATGCAACCGGTCCAGTCGATCCCAGAGAAGCGGCTCAGAAAGCCATCGAGAATTTCGATCTGGCAGGCTCTGGCCGATTTGCGATCAAAGACCCTGAATCATTCGCTCAGAAGCAACTCGCCGCCGCCAGTGCGGGATTATCAGCAGAGCAGCAGCAGGATTTGCAGGACCGGCTGAGTGAAGGCAACAACCCGGCATCACGTGGCACCGGCCGTCTGCGACCGCTGCATGATGCCAGGGACATCATCGATAACTTCGATCTGGAGAAAACACCGCAAGGGGCTTCAGTGCTGGCGGTGCTGGAAAAGATTCTGCAGGTCAACGAAAAGCAGATTGCTCCAGATAATCAGCGGCCGTTTATTCCTGAACCGTCGCGTATTCCGCCGGATACCGTCCTCCTGTCGCGGGGGGCGAACTGATGACCACAGCCGCCACGTTCAACGGCACGGCTCTTTCCGGAATCGTCATCACCCGATCACCCGGCCGCACGGGAGTGGCGGTGCAGGAGCAGCGTCTGTTCGGAAATCCCGGAGCCACTCAGCTGACCGGCGGAGCGGAACCGGCGGATCTGGATCTGGTGCTCTGGCTGACCGGCTTCGCGTCCAGTGCTGCCATCAACACCTACATCACGGCCCTCGAAGCGCTGGCCGTTAATGGTGCTGTCGGTTCACTGGTGCTGTCGGGAGACCTCAACGACACGTACGCCAGCGCCGCACTCCGCACCGTCGAACGAGTGAAGGTCTCCGGTCAGGATGGCCCGCTGCCGAATGATCCCGACACACCGGGCCAGTGGACTGACTTCATCCGTCTCCGGTTCAGGAGGCTCGGCTGATGTTCGACATCATGCACGTACCGATCATGGGCTTCACGCAGAACGCCGCCCGTCGCACCGGTCTCGAAGATCTCTGGTACAAGATGCGTCGATCAGTCCCGCTGGAACGCCACAGCGTGCTCCCGCCGCTCCGCTGGAACTCCGATTTCAAAGGCATGGCCGAATTCATCCGCCGCAACCTGTCCGCCAGTGGAGAAGTTCGAGTCTACGCGTACTCGTGGGGTTGCGGGCATGGAGCTCTGAAGCTGGCCCGCGAACTGCATCGCCGGGGCATCACCGTCACTCAGATGGTCCTGTGCGACCCGGTGTATCACTCATGGTTCCGGCCGTGGCGAGGTCTGTTCCAGGCGTCATGGAACCCGCCGATCGTTTATCCGCCGAACGTGCGGCGAGTCATCTCGTTCTTTCAACGGCAGAACCGACCGCAGGGCGTGGAAGTCCTGTTGACGCATCCTGAAGGCATCGTCGAACCGCCGGTGCAGTTGCATCGAGATCACGCGTTCATGGATGACGCCGCCGAATTTCACGACACGGCGCTGAGTGTCGCGGCGTTACCGGCGGCCGTCCAGCGACGGAAGAAACCCCCATAACCAGCATCAGGAAGAACGGAAGCGGCCACCGCCACCAGGCACGGCCAGTGATGACGACAGAAAACGGGCAGGTTTTCGGAGTGTTCCAGATGACAACAGAGAAAGGCCTCGAAGACGTGTCTGTCCATGCCAGAATTCTGATCGTTGAAGACAGCGAGGCGGATGCCGAACTGCTGAAGCGGCACCTGTCCGTGGCGTTTGAGCAGAGCATCACCTGCGTCCGAGTCAAAACGCTGCACGACGCCATCGAAGCACTCAACCGCACCGATCAGCCGTTCGATGTCATCCTGCTGGATCTCACGCTGCCGGACAGTGTCGGAGTCAGCACGCTGTCACGCATTCAGCCACACGCTTCCAGTGCCGCTGTCATCGTCGTCAGTGGTCAGGCCGACGCTCAGCACATGGTGCTGCTGCAGGGAGCCACCGATTTCGCCCACAAGGGCGATTATCAACGCATCGTCACGCAGATCATTCAGAATCTGCAACTGCAAAGACAGGATCGTCAGCAGTTCAACCGTCTGTCACGAGGTCTCGATTCCGTGGCCCGAGGCTTTGCGGAACTTCGTGCCGAAAACGCCAGTCAGTCGGAAACCATGAATGAGCTTTCAGAGTCCGTCGGCAGACTGTCCACCGCCGTGGACCGGTTCACGCACACCATTGAAGGCCGGGACGGAGTGGATGACCGCCTGACCGAACTCGAGAACTGGCGGACAGCGGTGACCAGTGCCATCCGCTGGACCGTCCGCTGTGTCACCGGTGCCAGTGTCGCGGCAGCCATCGCGGCGATCTTCGCGAAGATCTTCGGAGGGTCCACGTCATGACCGCGTTCCTCGGCGGAACTGTCATCACCGAACTCGCCTGGACCGGACTCAACGCGTTGCAGGTTTCGTTTGCCGTCTCGACCGCCTGGGCCGACAAACGCTTTCAGGTCTACGTCGGCAAGCGGCTGGCCGGAACCACGCTGACCGCTGACCAGCGCAGCCTGATTGTCGATGTGCCGTACACCTCGCGAGCCATCCCGCTGTCACTGGTAGTGGTCGATCCCGCCGACTCCAGCACGGATTTCAGCAGCCTGTTCGAGTGGAAGCCGTGGAACATCTACTGCATTTCGTTCACCGCTCCCGATCCACTGCCGGCAGACATTGACCGCTATGAAGTCGTGATGTCGACCGAAGCCGGTGGAGCGTACGACACCTCGAACGTCGTGCGAGTCATCCCGCACACGGCGGGACGCACCATCTACAGCGTGGAACTGCCGGACATCGCCTCATCCGGTGACTGGGAAGTCGCGGTGATTCCACGAGACAACGCCAAACCCTCCGGCAATGCCGGTACCGCGGCCGAGACCACCATTCCGGCGGTGGTGTACCCCGCTGATTTAACACTCGACACCAGCGGCCGCCGCTTCACCGCCACCGTCGAAAGTGGAACCCTGACCGCCACGTTCACTTGTCCATAACCAACAGAAGATCAACCACGAAACACACGAAAGATCAGGATGTCTTTTCTCACGCGAAGCAAGGAAGACGCGAAGATGTCAGGAATTCTTTTCTTCGCGGCTTAGCGACTTCGCGTGAGCCTTTTTTTCTTTCGCGTCTTTCGTGGTGGAACAATCAGTAACGGAATACGACATGACCACAGCCACACGCTCCACCACGGTTTTCAGTTCGGCCCGAGTCAAAGCGCCGGTGCGGCTGCTGATCGACGCCAACGGCACACTGTCCACGGCCTTCGCCGCCGGGCAGACACATCAGAGCAAAACGCTGGTCACCGGAGACCGGATTGCTCTGGCCGCTCAGACCACAGCCAGCGAAAACGGGCTGTACGAGGTCAACGCCAGCGGAGCCCCTTCCCGAGTGCGAGACCTGCCCGCTGGTGCCGCCGCGTCAGGAGTCTCGTTTCAGGTCCAGGCCGGAACGCATGCGGGCAAAATCTACTCCATCAACGCCGAACCCGGCAGCGATGTCGTCGGCACCAACAACCTGACAATTGCTCCACCACCTGTCACCGTTGATTGGGGAGATGTCGGAGGCACTCTGGCCGATCAGACGGACCTGCAAGCGGCGCTGGATGCCAAAGCCGCTGCCACTCACGCCTCGAATCACACCGACGGAACAGACGATATTCAATCCGCCACATCCGGGCAGAAGGGGCTCGCAACGGCGGCACAGATCACAAAGCTCGATGGAATTGAAACCGGAGCCACCGCCGATCAGTCAGCGGCTGAAGTGCCGGTCACTCCCACAGGTAATCTGGCCGCGTCAGACGCTCAAGCCGCGCTGGTCGAGTTGCAGGGCGATATCGATACGATCAATACCACGCTGGGTAATCTGGATGCCGCGATCATTTTCAAGGGCACCTGGGATGCGTCCAGCGGTTCGTTTCCAGGCAGCGGCAGTGCGCAGGCGGGTTGGAAATACAATGTCAGCGTGGCCGGTACAGTCGACAGCGTGGCGTTTGATATCAACGACACGATTCTGGCAATCACCGACAACGCCAGCACGTCTACGTTCGCCAGCAACTGGTTCAAGGCCGACGACACTGACAAAGTGGTTTCGGTGGCTGGCAAAACAGGTGCGGTAACGCTGGACGCGAACGATGTGTCAGAAGTCACTGACAAGCGGTACATGACTGACGCTCAGGAAACAAAACTCGACAGTGTGGAATCTGGAGCCACCGCTGATCAGTCAGCCGGTGAAATTGAAACCGCGTACAACAGTCAGGTGGCGGCTGCATCACAGGCTGAGATGGAAGCCGGTACGGAATCCGCGATCCGCCGCATGAGTCCTTTGAGAGTCGCCCAGGCAATCTCCGCACTCGGCGGTGGAGGAGCTTCTGATCACGGAGCCCTGACCGGGCTGTCGGATGATGATCACACGCAGTACCTGCGGACGGACTCAACGCGGGCGAGCACGGGAATTCAGGAACTCAAAGGGCTGAACCTGACGGACGCCACCGAGCTGACGATCAGTTCCGGAGCGATCACGGTCACTCAGGGATATCACACGGTCGACACGGAATCAGATGCGGCCAGCGATGATCTGGACACGATCACCGCGGCGAAAGGTCAGGGCGACATCATCATCCTGCGCCCGGTTCACGCCGACCGGACGATCGTGATCAAACACGGCACTGGAAACATCAAGTGCATCGGCAACTGTGACATCACACTGGACGACGTGCATGACGGCTGCCAGCTCGTGAACTACGACGGCACCAACTGGATGGCCACGCCTCACGGTTCGCTGCTGTACTGCGAAGATTCCACACTCGGGACACAGGCGGGTGATATCACCTACGCGATCGCTGATGGTGGTCCGTTCGTGAATCTGCACCCAGGCGACGATGGCGACACGCTCACGCTTTCGAGCGGTCTTCCGAGCTGGCAACCAAACTCTGGACTTCATGGTCCTGGATACTTTGCACAGGATGGTTCGTTTCAGTTGTTCCCGACTATGGTCGGCAGCGCGACAGCAGGCGGCAAATCAATCGTCGCTGACCTGCTGTACGCGGTGCCGATACGGATCCCGCGAGATTTGACACTGACCACGATCGGGCTCGAAGTTCACACCACGGGAACGGCTGCCAATGCAAGGATTGGTCTATACGCAAATGCGGAGGGACATCCTGGCGCCTTGATTGTGGATTCCGGCGCGTTCTCCGTGGGTACGACCGGCGTGAAAGAGCAGACGATTTCCACGGCCGTCACCGATGGATGGGTGTGGGTTGTGTTTATCGCTGACGGCACAGTGACTCTGAAATCGATCCCGAGTGGAAACGTCGTCAACCTTCTGGGTTGTTCATATTCTGCGGGCACAATCTCATCAGTCGGATACATGCTTTTGAGCAGCACTTACGGCGCGCTTCCGGATCCGTTCCCGTCTGGCAGTTCGGTTCCGCAAGCCGGTGCCTGCCCGCTCGTTTACCTCGAATGATTAGAACTCACATGTCTGCCCGTAGGCCGCGTGTAACGCGGCAGGGCTTACCACGACCAACAACCTCAACACACGCTGCCGCATTTCATGCGGCCTACGGTGAGACATGAAAACTGCCGTTGCGATCATCAGCCACAACTACGGCCACTACCTGCGGGACGCGGTTCAGAGCGTCCTCACGCAGACCAGTCCCGCTGATGAAATCCTGATCGTGGATGACAGTTCCACCGACGATACCGCCGAAGTTGCCGCCGAATTCGCCAGTCAGGGAGTCCGGTATCTGCGAGGCGACTGGCGGAATGTGCAGCGGGCTCGACATGCCGCCACCCGGCACACGTCCAGTGACGTGCTCTGCTGGCTCGATGCGGATGACATTCTCCCGGCGAACTATCTGGCCGCCGGTGTGCCGCTGTTTCGGGATCCGGCGGTCGGCATTGTCTACAGCGACATGCAGCGGTTTGGTAACTCGACCGACTGCAGCCGCTACCCGCAACCGTCACGCATTGATCTGTCCGTCCGGAACTGCTGCCACGCCTCGTCACTGGTCCGGCGTGCCGCTCTGGAAACCAGCGCAGCGTTTGATGCGTTCGTCACCAGGAACACTCACGCCGACTGGTACGTCTGGCGACGAATTCAGCAGGCTGGCTGGAAACTCGCGAAAAGCACCGCCCCGCTGCTCTATCGTCAACACGGCGATTCCATGAAAACCACCGCTCAGCGGCTGAATTACCGGCACCTGATCTCCGCCGAACTCGAACCACTCACGCTGTTTATTCCGTTGTCTGGACGCTGGGAACGCTGGCCGCAGACACTCGACTGGCTCGACCGGCAGACCTGGCCGACAGACGTGATCCGGCTGATTCTGTGCGACACCTCCGGGGATCCGGAATTCAGCCGCATGGTCCGGCGTGACGTGCTTGAACTGCCGTTTGACGATGTCCGGGTCATGACGCTGCCGCCCCTCTCCGTCGGCCTGGCGGATGCTGACCGGCACGATGCCGCCGTGTGTTCCGCAGTGCAGCAGATGGTGGCTCGTATCTACCGCACTATGACCCAGCAGTTGACCACCGATTTCGTCTGCGTGCTGGAAGATGACATCATCCCGCCACTCGATGGAATCTCGCTCCTGTGGGATGGCATGGATCTGAGAATCGCCAGTGTCAGCGGTGCCTATCGTTCGCGGTTCGACGATCGCTACGTCGGGCAAAGTCTGACGGGAAAACCACTGTGGGACCGACACACGGGTCTGATGCAGGTGCAGTCAAACGGCTTCGGTTTCGTCCTGCTGAGATCTCAGGCGCTGCGTGATATCGGCATTCAGCACGCATCACCCGGCGGCAACTACGACCACAACTTCTACGCGGCACTCCGCACCGGCGAAGCACTCGCCCTGATGAACTGGTCGTGCGAATGCCAGCACCTTGATTCTCAACCAGCTCTCCAACCGGCCTGACCACAGACAACACAACAACAACCGG